CGCGCAGTGGTACTCCTTACAGCGAAACAGACCCAGAAGCAGTTATGTTTCAATTCCCTGCTGGAAACATTATTGAATATGAATACCCTGAAGATGGATCTATTGCCGCTAACACTATCTACGCTTTGGGCGCTGGATCCAATGAAGGTAAATTGATTTCTATTGCGCAGGACACAACTAGATTTGTTGATGGTTGGGCATTGCTAGAAGATCAGGCTAACTATTCAGATGTGACTGATGGTGATGTGCTTGCAAACCTAGCCATTGCGCAATCAAACGCGGTTTCATACCCGCCAACAACTCTTAAAATAGTAGTGCCACCTTATGTTGCGCCTGAATTTGGTTCTTATGAAGTTGGTGATGACGCAAGAATTCTAATCCAGGATAACCGCTTTCCTGACACCCTAGACGCTATTTACCGTATTGTAGGCATCTCAGTACAGCCAGGAGAAGATGGCCCAGAACGCGCCACGCTCACACTCACACAAGGATCAGGTGAAGCGTAATGGCCTACATCAATCAACCAGATGATCTACGCAGAATGTTTCAGGATCTTGATAGCCGCTTGCGCAAAATTGAAACCGCTACCCGCTTTACCGCGCCAGATGTATCAACTGAACCTACTTACCCGCGCACAGGGGATATTATTTTTGACAATACACCAGATCAAATGAAGTATTGGAATGGTACTGAATGGGTTGTATTTGCTGATGATTATTTAGGCGTACCTAAAATTGCTTTTACTTCTACTTGGACAGGTACAGGACTGGCTTTTACAGGCACACCTGCTACTGGATTTTATTCAAGAGTTGGCAAAATGATCTTTTTTACTATTAGAGTTAATTGCACAACCGTAACTAATTTTGGCACAGGTGATTACTCTCTTACATTGCCCGCAGGTTTAACACCGTCTATCCATAATGTTGTTAATGGTGGGCTACATCATACGGCTACGGGCGCGCACTATATGTTAAGCATGGATATTGTACCTAACACATTAACAGCAGAACTTTATTATCCACAATCAAATGGCACTATGGCGCGCATGGATTTCAACAGCCCACATACATTACAGACCGCAGATTTCTTTTATTTTACGGGTATGTATTTCCTTTCCTAAGTTATTATTAATACATGACACCTACTGAATGGCTTGGAATTTGCGTTGCCGTAAGCACCCTTGTGGGGTCGCTGGCAATCGCAGTGCGCTTTCTTGTAAAACATTATTTGTCAGAACTTAAACCCAATGGTGGTAGCAGTTTAAGAGATGAACAAAATAGGCAAGGTGACACAATCAAACGGTTAGAGGATCGCGTAGATGAAATTTATCGCCTGCTTATTAATCGCTCTTAGCCTTACAGGGTGCGGGTATCAGGGGTGGGTGCGCTATCCATGTCAAGAATATGAAAACTGGCAAAAACCTGAGTGCAACCCGCCGCAATGTGAAGCAATCGGGCAATGTACAAAAGACATACTTCCAGAAGTGGACACAGCCAATGGCTAGACGCAGATTTACACCTGAAGAACTACACGCCCGCTTAATTGTAACTATTGGGATTATCCTTGCTGTTGTTTTTGCAGGCTCAGTGTTTTCTTTGCTTTATGCGTTGTTATTTATTACACAGCCAATGGCGCAAGCCCCTAATGATGCGGCGTTTATTGATCTGGTCAGTACCTTGTGCGTGTTTCTTACGGGTACACTGGCTGGAATACTCAGCGCAAACGGTCTAAAATCTAAACCAAAACCGCCACAGGAAGGTGAAACTGATGACACAAAGAAATGACTTCATTGAAGTTGCTAGGGCAGAAATAGGAACTATTGAAGGCCCTAAAGATAATGAAACTAAATACGGCAAATTCACTAAGGCTAACTTTTTGCCATGGTGCGGATCTTTTGTTATGTGGTGTGCCAATGAAGTTGGCCTAAAGATCCCTAATTGCGTTTCAACTCTTGCTGGTGCTACCGCATTTCAAAAAGCGGGCAGATGGCAAGACTCTGAAACGGCTACCCCTGAACCTGGAGATATTGTTTTTTTCAATTTCCCTGGCGGTAGAGAAATAGATCATGTAGGAATTGTGGTTAAAGACAATGGTGACGGCACAGTTGTGTGTGTAGAAGGAAATACAAGTTCAGACAAAAAAGGAGATCAGCGCAACGGCGGGGAAGTTTGCCGCAAAGTACGCGCTTACAAGAAGAAAAACGGCAGTAAAGTATTGCCATCAAAGACCGTAGTAATAGCGGGCTTTGGCAAACCAAAGTTTAAGGAGATCTAATGAACAGTCAATACAAAGCAATCCTAGAGTCTTATGGGCGCTCATTCATTGTGGCGGTTTTAGCCGTCATCAGCACAGGAGAAACCAGCGTAAAGGCTATTGCTCTTGGTGGATTGATTGCCGTTGCTGGCCCTGCTATCAGAGCGCTCAACCCTAATGACGCAACATTTGGCTTGGTTGCAGACCGTGTAGATGCGGAACTAAAGAAAGCCGCTAAGAAGGCTACAAAGAAAGCGCCTGTTAAAAAGGCTAAGTAATTTTCCCAGGGGGGAAAGCACACCTGAGCAAGTGTCTAAACTGCTCCTTTACTGTACCCTTATGTGTAAGGCAAGGGGGCAATCATGGGTTTATTAGATCGTTTTGAAGAAATGATAGAAGCACAAAAGCCAGTAGGTGTTTGCGCTTACATGAATATGTATGAGTCATTACCTGATAAAGAAAAACAGGCTATTGATATGGCTATTGCAAAAGGTTATTCACAAAATCTTATTATCAAAGCGCTTAGGGCTGAAGGTTACAAATGCAGTGCAGATACAATGAGATCACATTTCAAGGGCTTATGTAAGTGTCCAAAAAAGTAAATGAGATCCTTGCAGACAGGCAAGAAATTCATGGTGATGCAATAACTAACTTCACTATGATTGGGCGCATTTGGGGTGCGTTGCTTCAGATAGAGGACATTCCACCCCATGTTGTAGCGCTTATGTATGACGCTGGTAAATCGGTACGGTGCATGGCAAATCCACAGCATGAAGATAATTGGTTAGACAAACAGGGCTACACACATCACGGCATGGAGATAGCACATGAGTCTTAAAGATCGCTTTGATGAAATGCCAGAAGATATTGAGTCAGATGATGTAAAAGAATTACGGTCTGCAATGTTACGCTTGCAAAAACAGTTGAAGCAATCTAAAGAACGCAATGAAGATTTAGTGTTTGCTACAAAACAAGCGGCCTATGACGCTATGCTAACTTTTGGCAAGATAGTTCCAGTGCCAGAAGTAAAAATAGATAAACGCAAAACAAAATCTGAAGTAGCCCTATGGCACATGACGGATTGGCAAGGTGCTAAGCGCACTACCAGTTACAACAGTGAAATTATGCGTACACGCGTATTAGAGTTTGCAGAAAAAGCGGTGCGCATTACAGACATTCAACGCGCAGATCACCCAGTTAAAGAAGTCACTATTGCATTTGGCGGTGACATGGTTGAAGGTTTGTTTAATTTTCCGTCACAAGCATTTGAAATTGATAGCACCCTGTTTGAACAATATGTAAATGTCAGCCGCCTGGTTGTAGATGTGGTGCGTTTTGCGCTGGCTAACTACGAAAAGGTTACGGTAGTGCCTGAATGGGGAAATCATGGGCGCATAGGATCAAAGCGCGACAATGTTCCCCGCTCAGATAACTTTGACCGTATGTGTTATGAATTAGCGCGTCAGTTACTTGCAGGAGAGAAACGCCTGACATGGCAAGAATGTCCTGAAGATATACAACGCATAGAAATTGGTAACTATCGGGCGCTGTTAATTCATGGTGATGAAGTAGGCCGCAATGGTTTTGCTTCTCCTGGTGCGATTGTGCAACACGCAAACAAATGGCGCTCAGGTTCTTACCCGTGGGAGTTTAGAGATGTTTACATTGGTCATTATCACACCCACGCAGAATGGGCTATGGCTAACGGTCAAGGCGCTGTTTACCAAACAGGTTCAACAGAGTCAGACAATCGCTACGCAGGCGTAATGTTAGCGGCTAGTGCTACGCCGTCACAGCGTTTGCACTTTATTGATCCAGAAAAAGGCCGCGTTACTGCCGCCTATAAAATCTGGTTGGACTAACTGCGTTTTTGATTTTTTTGAATAAAAGGTGGGGCAGTGTAGGCAGATACTTTTGATGCTATTTCCATGGCTTCTAATGGCGTAGCCCCTGCATGTAAAGCGCCAATGGCAAAATCAGCACCAGAACCCACTGCATAGATGCCGTCAGCGCTTTTACTTACAGCCAAATCTTGATCTATGTCAAAAATTTGCCCATTGACCGCAATCAAAAAGTGAAAACGGTT